CCGACTCCGATATAGCTGGGAGTAAGCATGTCAAAACGGTCTGGCTTCAAACTTGAAATGCTAGAAGACTTTAGTGGCGGATTGAATTTGCGTTCCGACCAATTCAATTTAGCTCCTAACGAAAGCCCTGAAATGTTAAACGTTGATGTTGACCCTCGGGGCGGCATCAAAATGCGTTTAGGTGTTGTAAAAAGAAACGGCACTGCTTTAGGAAGCAACGTTACTGGTTTAGGGCAGTTCACTCCAGACGGGGGAACCGCTCAAGTTATTTGTTCTTACGGGACAACTGTTGCTCAATCCGCTTCAGGCGGATCAGGTGATTTTACAACATTAAGTGGGGTTAGCGTTACTAACGGTGACCGCATGTACGGTCAAACAACAAACAACAAGTTTTATGGAGTGTCTGGTGACGCTGCTTCGTTTGTTTATGACGGCACTACTGCTTCAAACCTTGCGTCGAACATTAATGGTTCAGCAGGGAACTACCCTATAGCGAAGTACACCTGTCATTGGAATAACTTTGCGTGGGTGGGTCACACTAAAGAAAGCGGCACCGACTATAAGAATCGTGTGCGCTGGTCAAAGATCGATGATCCAGAGTCATGGCAAGACTATGACTATATAGATGTAAATGCTGGGGAACGAGGCGACATAGTGTCAGCTTTAGTTCCTTACGCTGACCGACTGCTTATATTCAAAACCAACAGCGTGCATGCGCTATTTGGCAACAGTACTGAATCGTTTCAGATGGTGCCTTTAAGCCAAGATGTTGGTTCTGTGTCTATGTCGTCGCCAGTGTCTACTCCGTATGGTGTGTTCTTTTGGTATGACCGTCAAGGAGTTTGGGTATACAACGGCGAGCGGTTTGTGTGGGTGTTTGAGAAGTTGCAGCCAGCCATTGATGATGGCAGGTTGCAATTTACTAATCCTCCACAACTTGCTTGGTTTAAAAATCGTTTGTATGTGTCAGTTGATTGGTCTGAAACTTCAGAGCTTACGACTAGTCGTCGTGTTCTTATTTATGATCCAACTCTTGGTTCTAGCGGGGCTTGGACTTTGACTGATATTGATGCAAATTCAATGTTGACGTTTGCTCCACCTAATGATCAACAGATTCTTCTTGGTGCTTGTCTTTCTAATACTGGTCGAGTTGTAGAAATGGAACAAGAGCGTCAAAGCGATTTTTATGGTTCTACTACTTCTCATATAACTAGTTCTTATACGACTAGCTGGTTGGTGGGTAAGAATCCTATTGTTCGTAAACGTTGGGGTAAGCCTCGTATTGTTACGTCGTCTGATTCGACTGTTGCTTTAACTGCGAAATTGTATGTGGATTACGACACTGCTGATTTTAAGAAGTCGATGCCATTCGGTGTGCAAGGTAGCGATGTTGCAGCAGCGACTTGGGCTTCTGGGGCTGGGCCTACTGGTGGTACTGGGGTTTGGGATACAAGTCTTTGGGCTGGAGAGCCGAATACAAACATTACTCAAATTGAACGTTTGCCTACACTTGGGACAGCGAAGGCTATACAAATGAAGGTCGAAGGTCCCACTAATGATGAGGCTTGGGAAGTAAACGCTATGGCATTTACTTATCTACATAGGAGATTGCGTTAATGGCAACTTTTACTGCGCCAAATGTAGCTGTGGCAGGTAACGCCATTGTTGCCAGTGAGGCCAATACTAACTGGACGTATTTGAAGAACTGGCTTGAAGGTGTTGCTGGGCAAACAGGGACTTATCCTGGGGTAGTTCAAAACACTGGTGGTGCTATTACTGGTGGTTTAACGGTTAGCGGCGCTTTGACAAGTGGAACTTTTACTTCTTCTGGCACAACAGGTCTTGGTGCTTCTAATGCTTTCTATTTAGATACGGCACAAGAAAATACTGTTGGGCTTGGTGCTGGCACGAGCATTACGACAGGTTCTGCTGGCGGAAAGCTGTTTGACAGCGGTGTGCCAGTTGGTACTAACTCGAACACTCCGTACTCTTCTAATCATTACCAGTACACAAAATATGACACTCAGTCTGGTGGCGGTGGTGCTGGCGGTGACAGACCAAGATCTCAATACCGTTTAGTTATAAATGGTTCCATCGCAGTGATGGGCGACATTATTGGTTACACAGATCAATGGACAGGGAATGGCGCTACTTACACTGCTGGTGATGGCACTCGCATTGATTGTCAATGGTTGAATGTTCGACAAAATGTGGATATTGCAGGAGCACTCAGAGTTAATACTGAAGTTGATTATGCCCGTATCTATATGGGTAATGATTACACCACAAACCAAGATTGGATTGAGTGGAACGACGTAATTACAGTCGGGTCTACCAACATCGGTCCTGGGTTTAGGTTTGTCCACAATGACACATCTCATTTAGCTATCGCTCAATCAAATGGTGTGCTTTCACTTCACGCAGAACAAGGGTGGCCTTCTCTGTCAGGAACGAACGCTGTTATCACGACGAGCGGCTTAAATCAGCTTGGCATTAGTTCTTCGTCGATTCGTTTTAAAGAAGATGTAGAAGATGTTGGAACTGAAGAGAACTGGACGAAACTGCGAGCGTTAAAGCCTCGCACGTTCCGTTGGAATGAAGAAGTAGCTACCAACTCTGGTTTAGATTACGAAACTCAAACTCCTGAGCTTGGGTTTATTGCCGAAGAAGTCCATGAAGCTGCGCCAGACGCAACTTTGTATGACTCTGAAGGCGACCCGATTGTTTATCGAGAGAAGTCAATGCTCGCAATGCTTGTGAAAGCAGTGCAAGACATCGACCAACGATTAGGGGCACTTGAATGAGCACAGGGGCAACATACGTTAATGACGTTGGTGGTGGAACTAACTTAATTTCGTATTCTGACGGTTTTAATTACCGAGGTACTTGGTCTTCAGGTACCTCGTATGCCGTTGGGGACGTGGTTGTATACAACAACGCTTCTTATGTTTCTCGTACTTCTCATTCAGGGCAGACTCCTGCGACTAGCACTTCTTATTGGCAACTGATTTCTGGTCCTGGGTCTTCTGGCGGTCCTGGTCCTTCTGGTGCCGCTGGCCCAACTGGGCCATCGGGTCCTACAGGTCCAGATGGTCGAACAATCCTTAGCGGATCAAGCGACCCTACTAGTGGTATTGGCACTGATGGCGACTTTTATCTAAATGTCACTACTAACTATTTCTTTGGTCCTAAAGCAAGTGGATCTTGGCCTGTTGGGTTATCTCTTGTAGGTCCTCAAGGCCCGACAGGAAGCACTGGACCGTCGGGACCACAAGGCCCGACAGGTAGCCAAGGTCCGCAAGGTCCGCAAGGCGCACAAGGAAACACTGGAAGTACTGGCCCAACTGGACCCACGGGTGGTCCTGGCCCTACTGGGCCTATAGGAAATACTGGGCCGACTGGGCCGACTGGTCCTGTCGGTCCAGCAGGTGGACCTCCTGGCCCTACTGGTAGTCCTGGGCCTTCAGGCCCGACAGGAAGTGTTGGTCCTGCTGGTCCTAATGGGCCTGCGGGACAAAGTAATGGTTTATTAGACGGCGGTTCGCCATCTGATACTTATGGAGGCATTAGTCCGATTGATGCAGGAGGCGTAACGTAATGCCGTTACAGATTCAATTTAGGCGGGGAACTTATTCTCAGTGGAATACTGCTAATCCTGTTCTTGCTGATGGCGAGTTTGCGTTGCAAACCGACGCTGGTGGTGGGCAGCAGGCAGGCCAATTCAAGATTGGTGATGGCACAACGAACTGGAACACTCTTGCTTACGGAGGGATACAGGGTCCTCGTGGTTTAACCACTGCGAACATTGACGGTGGTTTATCTAATTCGACTTATACTGTTGTCAGTCTTGACGGCGGCGATTCAGGGCCACAATAGGAGTAAATTATGGCTGTAATTATTCAACTGCGCCGTGACACGGCAGCTAACTGGACATCAAACAATCCGACGTTGGCGGCAGGAGAACTGGCGATAGAAACTGATACAGATTTCTATAAGATCGGGGATGGCGCTACAGCGTGGACCTCTCTCGGGTACTCCTCGCTACCGTCTGGTACTGCGCCGTTGGCTTCACCTGCATTAACAGGTACGCCAACTGCGCCTACTGCTGCGGTTGGAACTAACACTACTCAGTTAGCTACGACGGCGTTCGTTCTGGCGAATGGCACGTCGATTTTGGAAGTGCAGGTGTTTAGCTGATGGCTGTTACTAAAGGTTTATTGTCGGGGACTTCGGCTAATGATGGTCAGGCGTATGATGTCACAACGTCTGTGACCACAGTGCATACGGGACCAACGGCGACTACTTCGTATGACGAAATTTGGATTTATGCGACTAACCCTTCTGCGGCAGACGCTGTTCTTACTATTGGTTGGGGTCAGAACCCAGACACGTTGGATGACAACAGAATCAAGTTAACGATTCCAACTAAGACTGGATACAAGCTTGTTATTCCTGGCCTGATTCTTAAAGGCAATGCGTCGGCGTTGACGGTCGAATGTAAAGCGTCAGCGGGCAACTCAATCAATCTCACTGGTTACGTCAACCACATAACGGCATAGGAACAGATTATGGCTATAGAAAAAATACCTCTGTCGGGTAGCACTGATGGGAAAATGATTCAATGCACTGGCAGCAACACAACTCTTCATACTGCTTCGAGTAACGCTAGCCATATCGATGAGGTGTGGATTTGGGCGATGAATATTCACACCGCAGATGAAGAAGTCACGATTGGTTGGGGCCAAGCGGGTTACACAGTAAGCAACAGTTTGTTTAGTGTGCCAACGGAAGCTGGATTGTATCTGTTGGTTCCTGGGCTGATTCTTAAAGGAAATGCTGGCACACAAAAACTTGTGAACGGGTACTGCTCCGCCGTAGACAGAATCAACTTTGCTGGCTACGTGAACAGGCACAGCTAGACCATGAAACAGGAGCGCTTTAATCCGAGTACAAACGTCTCTAACTGGCAGGGTCGGTCTGAATACTTAAAGGGCTATCCAGGCAAGGCTATGAGTGAGGCGTTGAACGGCGGGTTCTTTGGTAGCGGTGGGCAAACACCAAGAGAGCGTTGGACATACATCAACAGCGGATATGGGTCAGGCGACTACAGCGTCAACAATATAAATACTGCGACTCCAAAGTACGACGAAATAAAGATCGTCCTGAACCTCTCGCAAGGTAGTAGCTGGTATCAAGATGGAAAGGTCTACCTCAACACTACGAGTACTGGATCTTTTGGTCAAAGTATCTGGTGGCAGAGAGGTCAGTACAACGGTTACAGCTACGGGCATGAAGCAGGCGCACCGATGCAAGTTCGTTTCGGAGTCGGCAACCAACCTGCCCAAGTAGAAATCCTTATTACAAATTGTGCTTCAACTACGCAGTACAAACCGTTCAAGTATCGCCACTGTTTCGGCAATAACAGTTATCAAAACACGTCGTGGGGATACGGCATCTTGTATGACACAAATGCGTTCAACAGTTATTACGTCTATTCAGGTGCGGCTCCTTGGGGCGGCAATAACTACGACCAAGGTTGGGCTATTTGGGGTGGCCGAAGAGCAGGAGAAGTAATATGAGTTACCTTTCTGTT